TTTTTACGAATTTTGCGTACTCATTCAAGGGTACGTTTAATTTTTTAGCCATCTGAACTTCAGAAGGCGATAATCTAACTTGCTTTTTACTAGGCTTTGCAGTTGTATCTGCTCTGCCAGCTGAAGCCACTCTTTGTGTCGGTTTCTTAGAATTTTCTTGTTGAGAAAAATCGTTTGGAAACTTAGCACGAAGCCTGTTATCAACCTCAGTATAATACTCATCGCTCTTAGGATCAAATCCTTCATCTTCTACTAATTGTTTATGTATAGTAAAAGCAGCGTTAGTCATTATCTCGTCAGTACCAAACCACTCATTTTTTTCTGCCCAAGCGGTTGCTTTTTCATCAGGTTGCACTACAGGAGCAGGTTGTTGAGCTGGAACCTGTGGTTGTTCTATCTCTTGTCCTTGTATTTTTTGCTCTTCTTGATACTCTAACTGTGATTTTGAAGATTCTATTTTACTTTCTTCAACTGCAATCTTTGCGATTATGTCTTGTGCTTGCGCTACCTTATCAAAGTCTTGTTCTTCGTATGCGGATTTTAAAGCCGCTTTAGCTTGTGCTTTTTGGGACTTTAATCTATTTTCAGCTTCAGATAAATAAGACTTATCAGATTGAGAACTTTTAACTTTAAGATTTTTATTTTCTTCTTGTAGCTGATTTGCATAAGTGTAAGCTGATTCGCTAGCTCGCTCTGCTTCTCTTAATCTACGTGTTAAGGTTGCTATACGTTTCTGAACTCTATCAGAATATTGTTCAAGTTCTTCTTCTTCCTTAGGATCTTCTTCTTCCTCTGGTTGACTTGCAACTTCTTCTGTAGCTTCAGCATCTTCAGATTCACTCTGCTCTTCTTCCAGTTCAACTACTGTTTCTTCTTCGAGAGTTTCGTCTTTTTTTACTTCTTCACTCATTTTTACTCCTATACTGCAACGATATCGGTTGGATCATGTATGGTAGCAATCACTTCATCGTCATTAATAATTCTGCATTCTGCATCATCACCTAACTTGAAACGAGCACCAGCATAACGGCCTATCAATACCCATTGTTTTTCTTGACACCAAGGTTTGTCACCAAACTTCGCATCTTGATAACAAAGCGACCCCATTTTAACCACATAAGCACAAACCGTAGAGAGTCTTTCTCTATCGACTGTATCTTTTGTCATTATTATGCCTCCTTTAGAAACACCCATACCTGCAAATGGCAATATCAACATACGCCACCCTGTAGGTGTTGGCATTCTCTCTAAAGCTGATTTATCTAAAAGTGTTGGATCGAGAACTTTCAGTCCTGGTTCCACATAAGCTTTATCTAACTGTTCACCAGTTTCTTGAACATTTTCTGATATTGCTTGATTTTCCTTTTCGATTTCTTGAGCAACGTGGTCAGGAACTACCACTTGTGTCGTCTTCGTCATCTTCTATTACTTTTCCTAGCAGCTCTCTTAGTTTACTTTCTACCTGGACCAGAGCTGTATATTGTCCACGTAAATACTCATACTGACCTATATCTTTGACACCTGCCAGTAATGTGTCTTTGACAGCTTCTTGTTGTGCTCGAAGCTCTTTAAGTAGTTGTTCTCTTAACCAGAGTACCGACATTAATAAACGCCTGAAAACTTAGTACCTGACTCTGCTATACCAGCGCCTCGTACTTTACCCTTACCCATACCTGGTCGAGGGTTAGTGTTCACGGATACTTTTTGGCTCTTTTTAAGAGGAACGCTACCTTTATTACTGTAGCTTTGTTTATTTTGTGCTTTCATTATTTTCGTATTATAAGTTACTTTTGATATTTTTGTATTAAATCTTGTATTTTAAGCTGTTTTTGCATTTCCATCCTGTCTCTAGTTATTTCTGCTTTTTCTTCAGCTATATCTTGTTGAGTTTGTATTCTCTGCACATCTATTTGATCCTCTCTGAGAGCTTCATCTCTTCTTCTTTGTTGATCTGCTATGAATTGTTGGTTTTCTTGCGCTAATTCTTGTCCTTTTAGGGCTAATTCTTGCCTTCTGATAGCTACTAACGGATCTTCGTCTGTTGGTGCAGATATTTTTTGCGTATATTCAGCCACTAATTCAGCCAAAATAGGTGCAGAGACTTGAGCAACCAGTTGTTGCATTTGTGCCTGCATTTTTGCTTGTTCTTTTTCAGGCATTTGTTGTAATTGTGCCGCCATTTGGTCGTATTGTTGTTTTAATTCAGGCGGTAATTGTTGTAGAGCTATACCATCTGCTTTCATTTGCAAATGTTGCATAATATGTGAATGAATCATAGCTTGTACCGCTGCATTTGACTGCACAGGTGGCGTATTAAGCAGACTCATGTGTACTGAAATGTGAGCATCATGATTTTGTTCAGGAAAAGCTTGCGCAGGTTGTCCTAGCAACAAAGAATTGTTTTCCATACCAGCCTCAATTGGTAAAGGTTCATTTGATGGAGGTGTCATGAGTAACTGATCAGGGTTTTCTACACCTATAGCTGCATACATACGACGATATGATTCATAAATACCGTTTGGCCCATGTATTTGTGGATTAGAATTAACTAATTGCATCATTTCTTGGGCCATAGCTATTCTTTGAGCGGTAGAAAAAATATCAGGGTTAGAAACAGGGATGATATCTACCCTCGTATTGAAGTCAGCTGCCCCAACTTCTTGATTACCGTCTGGTGTCATATAAGGAAACTCATTTGGTAAGTATTCTTGGAACACATTAGATAAGATTTTGAACTCTTTTCTTTGGGCATTATGTAATCTTTTATGTATGGCTGATAGAACTTTAGTAGATCGCTCTAACAAAGCCATCGTGGTACCTACTGGTGCTTGCGGATTACCCTGTCCTGTGTTGATTTCTGCAATAGAAGCAAAAGTTTTACCTGAATCTACTAATATTCCAAGTAAATTCAACAAAGTACTACTCGGTTCTTTGAAAGGTAAGGGTTGAATGGACTCTCTAAGAGAACCACCAGGGGCATCCACATCTCTGAACTCTCCAGGCTGTAAGGGTGTATCTTCATCCCTTATCCTAATACCTCTTGTCTTAAACCCAGCAGGCAGGTTTGCAAGGGTACCTGCATCAATCAATTGCCTCATTATGGACGTGGATGCCTTTGAAAGTCCACCGATCATATGTGTTAGGCCAAAACCATAAAAGCCTAGCCCAGGCAAAAATTTAAAATGTACAAAATACTCTACTTTGTTTTTTAAAGGGTCATTTTCTTTGAAGTTTCTTCTAATTGAAAGGACTTGATTAGAATTAGAATCTATTGTGACTATGTAAGGCAACTTTATCCCTGTTGGCCCATTTTCATCTACATCTTCAAACCCAGCTAAATCTAAATTAGTGTGTATTTCGTATAGTATGGCGACTTCACTATCATCATAGCTGGATTGCATACCTGTAAGTTCTTCTATTTCTTCGTTGACAGTATTAGCTTGTTCAGCATCATCGCCTAGTTCTACTTTTATATCTCTATAGAATCCTGAGTTTTGTAATTTTTTTACTTCGTTTTCTGAAAGTTTAACTATGTTAGTTATCCTGTTACACGATTCTAAATCGGTTGTATAGTAAGGCACTAACAAATCTTCAGGCGCAACAAATTTAGATACCGCTCTGCCGAGTGATTCATCGTAATATATTTTTTTAAATGCTGAACCAGCTAATGGTAGATAAAATAACAGTTGATCTAGTTCTTGATCGTATTCTTCCATTTTATGAACTATTTGGTAATTCATAAATTCTTTGACTCTTTGTGCTTGCAGTTCTGCATTAGAGTCGTAATTACCTAAGACTTGTGTTTTGACAGGACCACCTGCAGGCAGTAATTCTTTGTAGGCTTGTGCTTGAAAAGTAGTAACAGCTTCACCTAGTAAAGGATGTATGACACCTGAGGCACCTTCAAAGGGTTCACTACGATCTTCGTCGAACTTCATGCCCAGGTATTTCAGACCATCCTTGTAAGTTTTTTCCCAATCTTCTCTAGAAGATCTATCTGCATCAATACCAGCCACCAAGTCTTTTGCTATTTTGTTTAACTCAGTTTCTGATAAGAACTCAGCTAAATTATCGTCAAAGCTAGACGCAATTGTTTCAGTCATGTCTTCTTCTAAAACAGCACTACCATCCTCCATCATGACAAAACCTTCTTCGTCAGGAGATTGCACTAATTCAACATTTTCTAAAAATTCTTGCTCTTCGGGTGTGCTTGCCACTATCGGGGTACCGTCTTGTCTTTCGATTGCCATTAATGTATTTCTCTTTCTTCGTAGCCAGTTATATCCATATAAGGGAACATCTCGCCAACTAGTTTCAATTTTAGTTCTTTTGCTTGTATATTAGCAACCTCTAATGACCGAGCCATAATTATTGGACCATCTTTGATTTTGCCATCTACTTCATATTCAGTCATGTAAAAATTTAACATACTAATAATATACTCTCTTTATTGGCGCTTTGTCTTCATCATCGTAGTCAGTACCAAGCGAAACCAAACCACCCTCACGAAAACGCATCAAAGCTTGGGTCATTGTATCACAGAGATCATCGTGTGCCGAAAAAGGAAACGAAGCACACTCTTCAATCATGTCATCAGCAAAACCTTTTTTTGGTGCCCAGACTAAGCCTGATTCAAAGATCGGCGCTACCGCATGCATACGTGAATGTTTATCGTGTCCTCTAGAGGGTGAATAGTTCACTACAGGAATACCCAACCGACGTAATTCGTGTGTCAGAGGTGTACCTGAAGCTTTCGCTTCGATCAGAACCATATCAGGATCCCAGTATTTATATTCATCCATAGCTATTTTTTTAAGATCGGGAAAGTCCCAACGCCCTTTTTGACAATCAAGTAAAATAATAGAATCGGGCGCACCATCAGTAGGCCGAAACACACCCCAAGTAGATATGGCGCTGAAGTCGGCTGTTTGTTTTTTACTGTAAGCCGTATCATAAGATTGTATTATATACTGAACCGCAGGCAGACTATCGTGTTCCCATTCATTCCACCACTCTCGTTTGATGATAGAACCCTCTTCAGCGGTAGGGGTCTGCATCCATTGAGCATTCCATTTGATATTAGGTAAAGAGGCCTTAACTTTTTGTAGTTCATCTAACGGCCAAAACTCAGGCCATAAAGGTTTTTCTGTATCAGGAAAAATAGCAGGAAACTCTATGACCTCCCATTGATCGGCGAGCGGTTCTTTTTGCGCATCTAACAATCTTTGGGTCAAATCAATCTGACTCCATCTAGTCATGACTAAAACTATAGCCCCTTTTGGTTGCAAACGTTGTCGAGGTCCAGAGGTGTACCATTCCCAAGCACCTTCCATAGCAGTCATACTTAAGGCATCTTGTTCGGAATGGGGATCATCAATAATAAGTAAGTCAGCACCACGTCCTGTAATAGCCCCACCAACACCAGCAGCAAAATACTCGCCGCCTTTATTGGTTTCCCAACGGCCAGCAGATTTAGAATCAGCGGATAGTGTCACATCAGGAAAGATACCTGCATATTCTTCGGTATCCATCAAGTTTCTGACTTTACGGCCAAACCTGACAGCTAGCTCGCCTGTGTGTGTGGTCTGCATAATCTTCTTATTAGGAAAACGGCCCATAACCCAAGCAGGAAAGTAAGTATCCTT